CTGGCCAGCTTGCTGCGCAGATCGTCCAGACGCTGGCCTGCCGTCTCGCGATGTTTGACTGGGACGAGTTGCACCACTTCGCTGTAGGCTTCGATAGCCTGCTCGGCTACCGCTCGAAAATCCAGCATGTTTGACTCCTTTGGGGTGGTGAATCGGGTAAGTTGAACCGAATCGGGTGGTGATGAATGATAGGTCAATCCGCAAGAAAAAACGAGTAGTAAGATAAATTATCTTTGCTAGTAAAGCCAGTCATACAGAGCGTATGGGTCGCATGGAAAAAAGAGGCGTGGTTACCTGACCTGTTGATCTTCTCAAGCATTGTTTATCCCTCATATGATGGCATCATAAAGTGAAATATGAACGAAACCCCCGAAATTCAAGAAAACCGAACGCTTGGAATGCCTGAATTACGTTGCCGGAAGATGCGTAACAAGTGACCTAGATCCGCACCACTGTAAGCAATAATGCGTAACACCTGTTTCGGAAAACAGGATTTTGTGCGAGCATCCCCCCCTATGAAATTACTACCCTCTGTGGTTGTTCACTAATTAGTAAGTAGTGACTATATATATATACTCTTCTTTTCTCTTAGAACTTAAGAAGAAATAATCTGTAATACTGTAACTCTTTTGAAATTCTGCTTGCAAAACAAGGCTGTTTTCTTGTTTCATATTCCGATTTAAGATCTGTTATTGTGTAACTCCGTATTTTTCTTTTCGTGTTTTGATTCGACTTAGGTGTGTTAAGGATTAGTGCACAGGCCCCTCTCATGGGATAGGCTGCGCTGGTGCCCTTGCGCGACTGCATACTTGCCCCTATGGCGCGATCCAAGAAGGCACAACCTGCGAGTGCAGCCCCCGTGGCCGCTGGTCCTGTGCCCGCTGCGAACGCCACCATAGCGCCCGTCGCACCACCCGCGCCCACGAAGCGGAAGCGCACCATTGCTGTGAATTCGCCCCATCACCCTCGCATGATCATCGCGAAGGATCGTCGTGAGCGATGTTTGCAGATGCGCATTGCTGGCCTGTCTGAGCGTGAAATCGCGCGTCGTCTCGGTGTGAGCAGCACACAGGTTATTCGCATGCTGAAGACTTCCCTCGAAGCACTCGATGCCAGCGAGATGAATGGTGCCAAGCATCTGCGCAGGCTTGAGCTTGAGCGGTGTGACCAGATGGTGCAGGGCCTCATGCCACATCGGCGTGACCCGCGCTATGTGGACAGCATCCTGCGCATCATGGAGCGTCGTGCGAACTACCTGGGCATGGACGCGCCGAAGCGTGAAGAGATTATTCAGAAGACCATGGGCGTGGAGGAGCAGCTTGACCTCAGTGCATTAGCACCTGAGGAGTTGCGCACACTGGATGAGATCCTGGCGAAGTGTGGGGTTCTTGTGCAGGAGGCGCATCGTGCAAAGACCTAGCCTGCCCCTTGCTGTGCGTGAGATCGTGAAGCGCAAGCTGGCGCGCACGAATCTGCTCGACTTCATTCTCTACACGAAGCCGGACTACCTCGCAGGCTGGTTCCAGCAACTGCTGTGCAGGCGCATGGATCGCTTCCTTGATCGCGTTGTGGCGAAGCAAGGCCCGCGCATGCTGGTGTTCGCTCCCCCTCGTCACGGCAAGACCGAGATCGTCTCGCGTCGCTTCCCTGCGTATTGCTTGGGGCGCTACCCTGACATGAACTTCATCGGCACGTCATGGGGCAACGATCTCGCGTCCAGCATCAACCGCGACGTGCAGCGTGTGATATGCAGTGATGAATACGAGAACCTGTTCCCAGGCACAAGCTTGTGGGGCAAGAACATCAGGACGGTGGCTGATGGATCGTATCTGCGCAATAGCGACATCTTCGAGGTCGTGAATCATCGCGGCGTCTACAAGAGCGCAGGGCGCGGTGGTGGTATCCCTGGTCGCGGTGGCGACATCATCCTCATGGACGACGTGGTCAAGGACAACGAAGAAGCGTTCTCCGAGACCGTGCGTGCATCGACGTGGGATTGGTATGTGAATGACCTCTATACCCGCAAGATGCCAGGGGCAGGGATCATGCTCATCATCACACGTCGCCACGAGTTCGACATTGCGGGCCACCTACTCGACAACATGAAGAAGGGTGGCGAGCAGTGGGAAGTGATTTCATTCCCGGCCGTCGCAGAGCACGACGAGTTCGACGAGGACGGCACGCTATTGCGCAAGGAGGGCGACCCGCTGCATGCAGAGCGTTATTCGCTGAAGGAGTTGATGGAGATCAAGCTGGGCACGAGCGATGAGCCGGGTGTTGGCTCGAAGGTGTGGAACTCGCTCTACCAGCAACGTCCCAGCGCGGCCGAAGGCAACCTGTTCAACCGCACATGGTGGAAGTTCCTGCGGCCGACGAAGCAGCCCGCAGACATGGGACCGAGCGAACGTCGTGCATACTTCCGCGAGCTTGGCATCCTGCGCATCGTGCAGCGTTGGGACACGGCACTGGGCGAGAAGAAGCAGGACGACTACACGGCATGCGTCACGCTCGGCATCGCGCGCAATCGCTACTACGTCATCGACGTGTGGAAGGACAAGCTGCAATTCCCTGATGTGAAGCGCGCAGTGCAGCAGCAATACGACAAGTGGAAGCCGAACAAGGTCTACGTGGAAGGCGGCGGCAGCGCATCAGGCAAGGCCACGGTGCAGGCCATGAAGCGCGAGTGCACAGTGCCGATCTTCGAGACCATCACGGCCACCGACAAGGTGCTGCGCGCGGACACGGTGAGTCCTGCGTGCGAGTCCGGCTTCGTGACGATCCTAGAAGGTGGCACATGGGTCGCTGGCTTCGTGGACAACTGCGCGAACTTCCCCAATGCCCAGCACGACGATGACGTGGACGCGTTCGTCGGCGCGATGGAGATCGCTATGGCCAAGGGCGCTGGCATGCACATCAGTGATGACTTCCTTGCAGCGATCGGTGCGTGATGGGAGACCGCTATGTGGCTACTTCGCGACTTGCTCTGGCTGATAAGGGCATGCGTTGTAGTATTACTTCCCAGGTCATGGCGAAGACGCAGAGTGACTACGACGCGATCGCGCAGGCACTAGCGCACGATGAGTTCGACGAAGGCCAGCATCCGCGCGACGAGCGTGGCCGCTTCGGTGAAGGCACAGGCGAGAAGAAAGTGAAGTCGCCCTTGAACAAGACCGATGCGCAGATCGTCAAGGAGGCGCACGACCTCTACAACGATCCTGCGACCCTGGCCGCATACGCTGCGATCCCAGAGTCTGACGGTGGCCGCAAGATCGACGTGGACCTCGCGCGCCAGCTTGACCCGAACTACCTTGCGGACCCTGCGCGCGTGGCGGGCGTGCACCATGAGGAAGTGAGCAAGTTCGGAGAGAAGCTGTTCAACGCGCGCATGGATCTGCCCATGGCTGAAGCAGACGAGCACGTCGTGTTCCTGGCTGGTGGCGGCGGATCGGGCAAGAGCACGGTGCGTGACAACTTCAAGCTTGATTCTGGCGCGCAGACGCTGGTGGATGGCACGATGCAGAACTATGACAAGGCACACGCCAAGATCGAGCGCGCTCTGAGCACCGGGCGCAAAGTGGTCTATGACGTTGTGCTCTGTCCTGTGCAGAAGGCCGTCGCGCAGACCATCACGCGGGCCAACAGCCAGGAGCATGGGCGTGTGGTGGGCCTCGACGTTCTGGCCACTGCGCACTCAAGTGCGCCACTCACAGCCCTGCGCTTGATGAAGGACTACGACGGCGACAAGCGTGTGGCGTTCCGCGTGTTCGAGAATGCGGGCCGGATCAAGGATGTGCACGAAGTCTCTGAGTTCGCGACGAAAAGCACGATCCTGAAATACAGCGAGAACCCGAAGCAGATTTCAGCGACAGCAATCTCAGAGTTCCACAAGATCGCGGAGCATGGCTATGACGACCAAAACGGGCACCACCAAAACCTCAGAGACGAAATCCGCAACACCGTCCAAGCATCCGTTAAACGAATGGACACCGGAGCAACTGAAGCTTCATGGCGACAAAGTATTAGCGGCGTTAAAAGCTGGGCTGAAGGCAGCGGGCGCAAAGTAGGAGCGCACGACCAGCGGTGCAGCATCACGCAGGATGGCGAGGGCGCAGGACACGCGTTCCACGGCAACCAGCACACGGGCGGCACTGGGCGTGTAGATCGTGCACGCGTGGCCAAGGCAACACGAGCCGCTCTGACTAGCACCGACGCGGAGAAGATCGCGCTGCTGCACGCCACCATCAGCGATGAAGCGAAGAAGCAGGGCATCCCCGAGAGCAAGATTTCCTACAGCAAGGAAGACGAACACTTCAACGTGGGCGACGAGAAGAACTTCGAGGAAGCTGCGCACTTCGATCCTCAGACCGGCGGCATCGTGATCCGCGAGAACGGCATGAAGGAAGAGCCTGTGGAGAAGATGCGCGAGACCCTGTCCCATGAATGCGGCCACATGTTCTTCGAGGCTGCGCTCGACCGGCTGCGCGCGCAGGGTGATCGCGTGGACACGCTCCAGAAGATGATCGCTGCGGACCCCAAGAGCGCGGCGAACGCTGCACTCAAAGCCGAGATGGAAACTGTAGCTCACGACATGACCAAAGAAGGTATTGGCAACATGTTCGACGACCACAACATGGAAATGCTGAAGCAGGAGGATGGCGTGAGCAACTACAGCGCGTCCTACTGGAAGGCCACAGGCAAGGAGACGGATGAGCAGGCCAACAAGTCCGGCAGTCGCATCACGGCTATGCATGAGACCTTCGCGGAGATCCACGCGCACCTGTCCGTGTGCGACAAGCCGAAGCTTGAACTGGCTGCGCTGAAGAGCGGCAAGCCTGGATGGTGGCACGTCTACACAGAGGTCATGGCAGTGCACAAGGAAATCGCGGCGTCATGGGAGAACAAGAAATGACTACCGTCGTGAAGCCCTTCAACATCAACGGCCGCAAAGGCACGTATGCACAGCTTGACAGTGGCCTCTACAAGTTCCTGTTCGACGATGGCGAAGTGCGCATTGCGGTCAAGCACGACAACAAGGACAGCATCACGAAGGAGACCGAGAAATGATCACCGTCGCCGCACTGTTCCTGCTTGCTGCCAGCCTCGCGGCACCGCTGGTCATTCCCAAAACCCCGGACGCACCAACACCCCACACCGACGACAAAGCCAAGACCAAGATCATGGACGACGCTGTGGAGATGGCTGCGGAATACATCATCAAGGCCCTGGACGCGATGCAGGAAGCGCACCGCACGGGCTGCAACATCGAGCTTACTGACCAGGGCTTCGAGAATGGCGAATTCTCGGAGTTCTTCAAGCTTGTGTGCGCGCTCATCGGCGGCTACTTCAAATCACACGGCTACGAGGTTTCCGCTACCACTGACGGCAACACCGCAACCATTCACTTGAAGCTTGTGGAGTTGCAATCATGAATCCATTCTCCTGGCTCAATCGCAAACGCGCAGGCTACTGGGCACTGATGGTGTGCTCGTGGCGTCGTCACAAGCACCACGTCGAGATAGTCCAGGTCGAGAAGAAATACAAGCGCAGCATCAACGAACTTTTCATCCAGCGTCTCGAAGACGAGAACGAGGGCAAGGAAGGCATCTTCCGCATGCACGAGATGCCGGTGCCGCAGTGGACTGTGAAGCCCTACGTCCCGCCCATGAAGATCAAGTGCAACGACGGCAAGATGCTGGACGAGCACGTCATGGCCATGGACGATCAGGTCGCGTCCATGTGGCAGAGCTACGACAACCAGCACACGATGGGCATGACCGGCCTGGGCTTCCCTGGCTTCCCCTACCTGAACGAGCTTACGCAAATCAGCGAGTATCGCGACATCAGCGAGCGCACGGCCAAGGAGATGTGCCGCAAGTGGGTGAAGTTCCGCAGCACGGGCGACAAGAAGCACGACAAGGAGATCAAGGAGATCGAGGCCGAGCTTGTGCGGCTGCATGTGAAGAGCATGTTCGAGCGGTGCGCCGTGCTCGACGGCTTCTTCGGTCGTGGCCAGATCTACCTGGACTTCGGTGACGAGGAGACGCACGACGCCGAAGAGCTTGCGAGCAAGCTTCTGCTCCAGCACGAGAAGGTCAACCGCAAGCACCCGCTCAAGGCACTGAAGGTCATCGAGCCTATCACCACTTACCCCGCAGCCTACAACAGCACCTTCCCGCTGCGCCAGGACTACTACGAGCCGAGTTCCTGGTGGGTCTACGGCAACAAGGTGGATGCGTCGCGCATGCTCACGTTCGTCTCGCGTCCGCTGCCTGATCTGCTCAAGCCGATCTACAACTTCTCAGGCATGTCGCTCTCGCAGCTTGCCAAGCCGTATGTGGACTACTGGATGAGCACGCGCGACAGCGTCGGCCGTCTGCTCAAGAACTTCTCGTGCAGCGTGCTGAAGACGGACCTGTCCGCGATCCTGCAAGGCGAGGGCTACGACGAGTTCCTGAAGCGCGCGCGCATGTTCAACGCGCTGCGCGACAACCAGGGCCTGATGGTGCTGGACAACGAGGGCGAGGCATTCGAGAAGCATGAGACCAGCCTGTCCGGCCTCGACAAGCTTCAGGCCCAGGCACAGGAGCACATGGCCGTGCCCGCGAAGACGCCCCTGACGATCCTGCTCGGCATCACGCCCACCGGACTGAACAGCACAGCCGAGGGCGACATCACGATCTACAACAACCACGTCAACAACCAGCAGGAGTCGATCTTCCGGCCCAACCTGGAGCGGCTGGTCAAGTTCGTCATGCTGTCCCTGTTCGACGAGATCTACGACGACATCACGTTCGACTTCGTGGACCTCGTGAGTCAGACCGAGAAGGAAAAGGCCCTGATGCGCAAGTCTGAGGGCGAGACGGATCAGGTCTACGTCACCATCGGCGCGGTCAGCCCCGAGGAAGTGCGTGGCAAGATCGCTGCGGACCCCGACAGTGGCTACGACGACCTGGACGTGGATCACCCCGAGGGCAAGCTCGGCCTGCCGCCACCGCCTGCGGGCAGCGTGCCGCCACCGGGTGCGAAGGGCGCAGCAGGCGCAGCAGGCGCGAAGGGCGCGAAGGCACTGGCGGGCGGCACCCAGGCCAAGGCACAGGCCGAGAACGCGGCAGAGACCAACAGCGCATTCAATTCTCCCGGCGACGCGATCACTCAGGATCACGCGTATCAGCTTTGGCTTGACGCGATGGCTGAGGACGAGTTCAACGGGAACCAGCACACTGGCGGCATCGGTGGAGCGCACGACTCTCCACTCGCGAAAGCGACGAAGCTTTCGTCAGCCGCGCAGAGGTCCACGAACCGCGCGTGGACCGCTGGCTCCAAGGCTGCTCATGTGAAGGCGCAACACGCGCATCAACGAGCACTGGCTGCTCACGAAGCGGCCTTGGGGTCAGCCACCAGTAACCTAGGTCATGTGCACCGCGCGTTCATCGACGCGCACCACGCGGCCATCATCGCTCACGGGCTGAAAGCGAATGGTGCGTGATGACTGAGACCGAGATCGTGCGCTTCTTCAACTTCGAGTGCCAGCCCCTTCTGCTGATGCTCTACCAGGAAGCCAGGATCTCGCCACCCACGACGAAGTTCGATCACAAGATTGAAGGGCCGCGATTGGTTGCCGCGCTTCGTGAGCAAGGATTCAGTTTCCAGTTCCCCACCACCGGCACGGAGAAAACATGAGCGGCAACCCATTCTACTTCACGCCCGCCGCAGGACAGACTGTCACGGGCAACTGCGTCAACGTGTGCAGCGGCATCCAGGTCAAGGGCAAGAACCCTACCTTCTCGGCCACCCTGAGCAACACCACCTCGCCCACCGCGAACGTGCTGATCTACGGCTCGGTCGATGGTGTGGGCTGGACCCTGATCGCCACCCTCAGCCCGAACGGTGCGGTCGGCAGCGACTCAGCCTCGCCGCAGTTCCCGACCAGCTACACGCAGTTCTACGCGAACGTGCAGGCCATCAGCGGTGCCTCTGCGGCCGTCGTCGTCTCGGTGGGGTTCTGATATGAGCGTCCTCGCACCCCGCGCAGCCATCCTCAACCGTGGCACCGCTACCCTGGCAGCGGGCACGGTCACCATTGCCAACACAGGCGTGCAGGCCAACAGCAACATCATCGTCACGGGTGGCGCGCTCAACGCATCAACCGCGCTCGGTGACCTCACTGTCACGGCCATCGTCGCTGGCGTCAGCTTCACCGTCACCTCCATAACCGCAGGAGCTGTCACCACGCAGGCTGGCGACCTCCGCACCATCAACTACAGCTTCTAGGAGCACGTCATGGCCACCTACATCTTCCAGTGCTGCGGACGCTCGGTCACCGACCCGAACGTCAACTCAGCCGTCGCAACCTTCCAGCATCTCTGCTTGCAGGACCAGCCCTGCATCGGGATCGCAAACATCGTCAACGGAGGCGTCGTCAGTGTGGCCGCTGACCCAGCGACCGAGGTCGTTGACCCCAGCACCGGCCAGATCGACGGCACCGATGGCGGCACCGTCTCGAACGGCGACGGTCAGTAGAATGCCCCTGCGCGCTCCGGGTCCGAACCCGATCCTGCTCTCGCCCGTGCACCCCAGCGCGGCCGTGCGGGCTTGGTATGCCCGGAACCTGGACGCGCAGATCACCAGCATGCACCGGCACGTCCTGGGAGCCATCCAGGGCCTCTGGGAGGTCAACCAGCCTGTCCACGCAGCCACGTTCCCCTCCCACGTCCTGGGCGGGCTGCTGGACCGGCTGGAGGCCCATTACATCGAGCAGTTCAACCTGCGGGCCAGGGAGACGGTGCTTGGCTTCCTGATGCGCTGCATGCGCCACGCCGACTTCGCTTTCACTATGAGCCTGCGCAAGGCTGGCTTCCAGGTGGCCACCAGCCCGCTCACGTTCGAC